GTTCACTATCGCGGCCCCACCCTTTGCGCAAAATGTGGGCTTTGCCGTATCCGTTGCGACAGCCAACGACAGGGCCGCCCATGTAGGTGACCGTCGGGGCAACGGCGGCGAGGGGCGCACGTCGAGCGCGGCCGCGCCGGGGGCCGCTGGAGCTGTCGGGGGCTCGCCGTGGCCCGGAGCGACGGGGGCGCCGTGCCGAGCCGTCTGATGGCCGCCCGGGGCGGCGTGCACCTCGTGTCGCGGGCGGAGATGGCCCGGCGCCTCCGGATCGATCGCTCGCAAGTCACGCGCGCGTGTCGCCCCGGCGGGCGGCTCGAGCGCGCCTGCAAAGGCCTCGAGGTCAATTGCTTGCACCCGGCGGCCCGGCGTTGGATTGCCGAACGCGACGACCTCCGGGCGAGCGTCGACGCCGAGCTCGACGCCGAGCTCGAGAGCGCGGCCGCGCCGCCCGCGAACGACGACCCGGGCTCGCCCGCGGGCGACGGGGCGAACGCCGGAGCGCCACCGGCGCCGCCCGCCCCCGAGCAATTGCCGATGCCGTGGCAAGTCGCCCATTGGAACCTGAGCGAGCTCGAGCAGCCCCTAACGCTGCTCACCGAACGGTACGGCGCGGCCGAGCCATTCACCCAATGGGTCAAGGCGCGCAAGGCGCTCGAGGAGGCGCGCCGGCACGAGATGCTACGCGAGCGGGTCGCCGGCAAACTGATTGCGCGCACGACCGTCGTGCTCATGCTCGGCCACGTCGACGCGGCGTTTCGGTTGCTCCTATCCGACACGCCGCGCGCGATCGCGACCCGGCTCGGCGTCTCCGACGTGGCGACCGCGACGCGCATGATTCGCGACGCGATGAGCCAACACCTCGAGGCGGCGCAAACCCACATGCTCGCCGCGCTCGACGCCGACGATCCGAGCGCCCCGCTCATGGAGGCGGCGCAATGACGGCGTCTCGCCGGTTCGCGCGCGCGACGATGCCGAAGCCGCCGAAGGCCTCGCGCCTGTCGCCCCCCACCGAGCGCGTCGGCGTGCGTGCGTGGGCGGCGAGCGAACGGGCGTTCCTCGAGCACTTGCGCGACGGGCTCGTGCGTGTCCTCGAGCAGCGCGGCCCGGACGACCTCCGGTCGCTCGAGGAGCTCGTGCGCGAGCACTCCCCGGAGCTCCTACCCGACCTCCGACGGTGGCGCATGCTGTACACCTCGCGCGAGGCCGCGTCGTGACGTTCGCGCACGTCGAGGCTCGACGCCGGTGCGCGTGCTGTCGCGCGCTCAGCAATCGTTGCCCATGCGCCGTGTGCGGGGCCTGCTCGACCGACGGCGGCGAGCCCGGCGACTCGTGCGCGTGCGACCGGCGCGGGCGCATGCGCGACCCGCGCGCCGGCACGAGCTCGCCCGGCTCGCTCTCACCCGACGAGGCCTCGCCGTGACGGGGCTCGCGCCGGCTCCGGTCGAGACCGAACGCGCGTGGCTGTCGCGCGCGCTTCGGACCCGGCTCACTACACGGCTCGACGTCATGGCGCCGAGCACGTGGGCGGAGACGAAACGATACTTGCCGCCGAGCGCGACGAGCATGCCGGGATATTACCGGTTCGACGTCTCGCCCTTCATGCGCGAGATCCTCGATTGCATGTCGCCCGAAAGCCCGGTGCGACACGTCACGATCCAAAAGGGCGTGCAAATCGGCGCGACGACGCTGCTCGAAAACACGATCGGATACCTCATCGATCAGGTCAAAACCGCGCCGTGCATGCTCGTCACCGCCGACGCCGAGCTCGCGCGAATCCGTATGGAAAGCTACGTCGTGCCGATGCTCCGATACTCGGGGCTCGACCATTTGGTGAGGTCGAACGACGAGCAGAATTCACGCAAAACCGGGCGCACCGATCGCAAGTACGAATGGGAGGGCGGCGGCTTTTTGATGCCGCTGGGCGCGGTCAACGCGAACAAGCTCCGGAGCGTCCCGATCCAGTATCTGTTGCGCGACGAGATCGACGGCTGGGCTGATAACGTCGGCAAAGACGGCGACCCGGTGCGCCTCACCGAAGATCGCACGGCCGCATACGAGTCGAGCCGGAAGATCTTCGATTGCTCGACGCCGCTCATCAAAGGCACGAGCAAGATCGAACGGCTCTTTTTGGCGGGCGATCAACGGCGCTATATGGTGCGGTGCCTGTCGTGTCGGCACCCGCAAGCGCTCCGGTGGCGGCGCGACGACGAGACGACGGGCGCGCGCACCGGCATCGTTTGGGAGACGCGCGACGGGCGCCTCGTCGAGGGTAGCGTCCGATACCTCTGCGAGCGGTGCGGCCACCCGCACGACAACAATGATAAGACGCGGCTCTTTGCGCCCGATAACGCCGAATGGGTGCCGACGGCGACGCCGGCCGTGACGGGCCATCGGAGCTATCACCTGTCGGCGCTGTACTCGCCGGTCGGCATGCAAACGTGGGAGGCATGCGTCGGCAAATGGCTCGAGGCATGGGACGACGAAAACAACAGGCCGCGCGATAACCTGAAGCTCCAGGTTTTCTATAACAACATTTTAGGCGAGGCGTTCGCGATCCGGGGGCAACGCTTGCGCCTCGAGACGATCTCGACCCATCGCCGCCACGCTTACCGGTTCGGGGAAATCCCGAACAAATGGGCAAGCGAATTTTGCGGCTCGCCCGTGCTCATTCTCACGTGCGCGGTCGACGTGCACGGCGACAATCTCGCCGTCGAGGTCGCCGGGTGGTGCCGCGGGCGGCGCGTGCTCGTCATCGATTATTGGCGCTTTCGCGGCGAGCCCGACAACCTCGACGACCCGGCGACGTGGGGGCGCCTCACGGATCTGATCGATAACAAGACATACACGGCCGACGACGGGCGCGAGTATCGAATCACGCTCACGCTGATCGATGCCTCGTTTCTGCCCGATCATGTCTATCGGTTCTGCGATCCGTACGACGCGGGCGTTTATCCGATCAAGGGCCGCGACGCGCCGCCCCGGTCGAGCGCGCTCAAGGAGTTTTGGCCGTACACGACCGAAGGCGGTTTGCGGGGTTGGTACGCTTGCGTCGACATGTACAAGGATCGCTGGAGCGCCGCGCTCAAACGCTCATGGGACGGGCTCTCGCTACAGCCCGAAGGATGCTTTAACGCGCCGCTCGACGCGACGGACGCGCAATTGCGCGAGCTCACGGTCGAGACGAAACGCGAGAAATTCGACCCGGCGACGAATCGCCCCCTCGGCTTCATCTGGCATCGGCCGAGCGGCGCCGCGAACGAGCTATGGGATCTCACGGTCTATAACAGCGTGGCGCTCGACCTCATCGCATACGACCTGTGCATCGAGCAATTCGAGCTCCCTCAAATCGACTGGTCGCGCGTGTGGGAGGCGCTCTCGTCATGATCGACTGTTGCGACGACGAATGGATCCAGCAGCGGATCGCCGCAAAAAAAGCGCTGCTCATCGAGATCGAAACGGCCATCACGACGGTCGCGACCGGCGCGCAAAGCTATCAGCTCAACACGGGGCAAACGCAACAGCTCGTGACGCGAGCCAACCTCGGTAGCTTGCGCCTCATGGCGTCCGGTCTCGAAAGCGAGATCGTCGCCTTACAAGCGCGCCTCGGTTGCGGGCGCTTCAACGTGCGGCCGGGATGGTAATCATGCACCCGATCCTTCATCGCTTGTTCGGCTGGCTCTATACGCCCGCGCCCGCGCCCGTCGCCGGCGTGTGGCCGGCGCCGACGCGACAGGGCTACCACGACGGCGAAAAATACGTCGGGGGCTTTGGCGTCACGGAGCTACTCATCCCGGATTATTGGACGCTCAGAGCTCGGAGCGTTCAGCTATTCAAAAAGAACCTCTATGCGCGCGGCATCGTGCGGCGGCTCGTGACGAATATCGTCAACACCGGGCTCGCGCTCGAGAGCGAGCCCGACGAGCGGATCCTCGGCGTCGACGAGGCGACGCTCGCCGACTGGAGCGACACGGTCGAAAATCGCTTCCATCTATGGGAACGCTCGCCCGCGTTGTGCGACGATTATGAGCGCTCGACGTTCGGCGCGATCCAGGCGCAAGCGCTCCAAACCGCGATCGTGTCGGGCGACGTGCTCGTGACGCTACTACAGGACGAACGCACGGGGCTGCCCCGCGTGCGGCTCGTCGACGGCTCGCGCGTTCAAACCCCGTTCGGCGCCGGCCGCGAAGCGCCCACGCTCGCGCCCGGCCACGTCATCAAACACGGCGTCGAGCTCGACGCGCGCCGGCGTCACGTCGCCTATTGGGTGACGCACGTCGACGACGCGACCGGCGAGCGCCGGAGCGAACGGCTCGCCGCGGTCGGCGCGCTCACGGGGCGGCGTCAAGCCTGGCTCGTGTACGGCTCCGACAAATTGCTCGACGAGGTGCGGGGCGAGCCGCTGCTATCGATCATCCTGCAAAGCGTGCTCGAGATCGATCGCTACCGCGACGCGGTGTTGCGCAAGGCGGTCGTCAATGGCGTGCTCGCGATGTTCATCAAAAAAGAGCAGCCGCAAACCGTCGGCACGAGACCGCTCACCGGCGGCGCGATCAAAAAAGGCACGCAAGTCGTCGGCACCGGACCGGGCAACGCGCCGCGCACGTATCGCTTTGCGGAAATGGTGCCGGGCGCCGTGTTCGACGAGCTCGCCCCGGGCGAGTCGCCTCAGGGTTTTACGCCCGACGGCACCGACGAGAAATTCGCCGATTTCGAGAGCGCGATCATTTACGCGATCGCCTGGTGTTTCGAGGTGCCCCCCGAGATCTTGACGCTCTCGTTTTCGAGCAACTACAGCGCGAGCCAAGCGGCGATCAACGAATTCAAATTGTTTCTGAACGTGCGCCGCTCGGCGTGGGGCGACGACTTCTGTCAGCCGATCTATACCGAATGGCTTCTGAGCGAGGCGCTCGCCGGGCGCATCTCCGCGCCGGGCCTGCTCGAGGCGTGGCGCGATCCGAGCCGGTATGATCGATTCGTCGCGTGGCTGCTCGCCGATTGGAGCGGCGCGATCAAGCCGTCGGTCGATCTCGTCAAACAGGCCGACGGTTACACGAAGCTCGTCGAGCAAGGCTTCATCACGCGCGCCCGGGCCGCGCGGGAAGTGACCGGCACCAAGTACGCAAAGAACGTCGCGCAACTCGCGCGCGAAAACGAGGCGCTCAAAACCGCCCGCGCCCCGCTCGCGCCGCCCGCGCCGGAGCCGCCCGTCGGCGGCGCCGCCCCTCCGGATCCGGCAACCAAACCCGCGCCGCGCCGCGCGGCCCTCGCTCTCGTGGAGTCGACCGAATGAGTGACTTATGGCTACTCGCTCCGAACGTGCTCGCCCGCCTCATCGAGGCGCACCGGGCGCAAAATGACGCGGCCGCGATCGTCGCCTGGAGCGACGCGCACGAGGCGCGCGACGCTGAAGCGGCGGCGCGCGACGGCAAGCCCCGTAACCTCACGTTCGCGGGCTCGACCGCGGAGATCCGCGTCGAGGGCGTGCTCACGAAACGCGCCGACTTTTGGGCGTGGCTGCTCGGCATGGGCAATACGACATACACCTCGATTCGCGAGGCGCTCGCGATCGCCGAAAACGAGCGATCGGTAAAGTCGATCGTGCTCGGTGTCGACAGCCCCGGCGGAAACGTCGACGGCCTATTCGAGACGCTCGACGCCATTGCCGCCCACCGGGCGAGCTCGTCAAAGCCGCTCCGGGTCCGGGCCGAAAACGCGCAAAGCGCGGCCTACGGCATCGCGGCCGCGGCCGGCCCCATCGAAGCCGTGAGCCGCGCGGCGTCGTTCGGATCCATCGGCACGGCGGTGTCGTTTCTCGTCGATCCCGACGTCGTCACGCTCACCAACACCGACAGCCCGGACAAGCGCCCCGACGTCACGACGCCCGAAGGCAAAGCGGTCGTCGTCAAATATCTCGACCAGATCAACGCGGAGTTTGTGCGAGCCATCGCGCGCGGGCGCGAGGTGGCGCCGAAGCGCGTCACGGAGACGTTTGGCCGTGGCGCGAGTTTCACGGCGCCGGGCGCGCTCGAGCTCGGCATGATCGACAAGATTTCAACGCCGCCGCGCGCGGTTAGTAACAGCAAAGGCAAACGAATGGCAAACGAAGATCAGAACGACGGCCGCGCGTCGGCGGCCGAGCTCGACGCCGCCGTGCAACGCGGCATCGCAGAGGAGCGGGGCCGGGTGCTCGCTCACGTCACTCTAGGTGAGGCGAGCGACATGTCGATCGCGCTCGAGGCGATCCGGAGCGGCTCGGCGCTCACGCCGGAGCTGTCGGCTCGGTATGAGGTCGCCCGCTGGAATCGTGGCGACCGCACGCGCCGACAGGGTGAGTCGACCGACGCCGCGCGCGCCGTGGGCGGCGAGGGGCCGGCGACGACGGCAAACGACGTTTACGATCGCGCGGTCGATCTCGTCGAGGGCAAGGATCGGCAGTTCGTTCAGCCCTGAGCGCTTGAACGCGCAACCTCCGAAGGATTGGACAAGGCACAATGACCAACATCTGGATCACCGACAACGACACGGCCGGCGTCATTCTCGAGGGCCACGCCGACACCGACGGCGTACTCGTCAACGCGGCGCTCACCGAGGAAACATTCGCCGCGGGAACGATTCTGGCGCGCAACACGGCCACCGGGAAATTCGAGCCGTTCGATCCCGGCGTGACGCCGCCGAGCGATCTGCTCATTCCCAAGGCGGTGCTCACATACGAGGTGGCCGACGTGGCCGCGTCGGGTGAGGTGCCGGTGCGCGTGCTCACGAGCGGCAAGGTGAATCAACGGCGCCTCGTCATTCACGGCGGGACGCCCGTCACCGCGCTACACGCCGACATGCTGCGCGACTATTCGATCGTCGCGCTCGACGTCAAACAACTCGCCCGGGACGATAACCCGCAAGCGTGAGCTTGCTCGCCCCCACCCCCCCACGCGCGCAAGCGAAAGCCTTTGAATCATGAGTGACACGTCAACGATTCGACTCATTCGTCGATACCTCGAGCAGGCATCGGCGCCGATGTTTCTCTCCGGGTGGTTTCAGTCGCCGCCCGAGAATTTCCACACGACCGAATACGTCGAGATCGACGTCGAGCGCGACGATGAGCAGGTCGCGATCGCGATCACCGATCTCACGAGCGGGCCACGCCAGAACGAAAACAGCGTTTACACAAACAAGCGCTTTCGCCCGCCGATCTTCGACGAAGAGATCGGAATCAGTGCGTTCGACATGATCGCGCGGCAACCGGGTCAAAACCCGTTCGCCGATCCCGTGTATCAGGCGAGCGCGATCGATCAGGCCTTTTCGGGCTTCCGGAAACTCGAAAACAAGATCCGGCGCGCGGTCGAGCTCGAATGCTCGCAAGTCCTGCAAACGGGTCAAGTCACCTTGATCGACGCGAGCGGCACGGCGCTCTACACGATCGACTATCAGCCCAAAGCCACGCACATGAAGACGGTGACGACGACGTGGGCGCTCAACGGATCGACGGGCGCGCCGCTCACCGATCTATTCGATTTGGCGGACGTCGTGCGCGTCGACGGCAAGCTCGATCCGAACGTGCTCGTGTTTGGCAAGAGCGCCTGGCTACGCTTCATCGCAAACCCCGACGTCAAGGCCCTGCTCGATCTCGCGCGCGCGGAGACGATGCAGCTCGCGCCGCAATCGCGGGGGCAAGGCGCTACGTTCCAGGGATGGATCTGGATCGGCCATTACCGATTCGAGCTCTGGACGTACAGCGGCTTTTACAAGCACCCTCAGACGGGCGTCGCGACGATGTTCGTCGCCGATGACAACGTCATCATGCGCGCGAGCGATGGCCGCCTCGACCTCACGTTTGGAGCCATCCCGATGATCGTTCCCCCCGATCAACGGGCGACGGTGTTTTTGCCGCCGCGCATCTCGAGCGAGGGGCGAGGCCTCGACTTGACGACGAACGCATGGGTGACGCCCGACGGCAAGCAAGTCAAGGTCAGCGCCGGGACGCGACCGCTCGCGATCCCGACCGCGATCGACACGTTCGCGCGCCTCGACGTCACGGCGTGAGAGCTCCGGGGGCGCGGGCGCGATGAGCAGGAACGGGCGAGGCGATGGGAATCAAACAGACCGCGGCGGTCGTCGACTCGCTCGGATTCGTCGAAAACCTCGACGAATTCGGGTGGCCGATAACCATCACCTCGCCCGCCGGCGTCGTCACGAGCGTACGGGGCTATACGACCGATATCGCCGAAAGCGTCGATCCGGAAACCAACATTCTGGTCGCGAGCCGCAAGGCGCAAGCGGTCGTCCATCTCTCGCGCTTGCCGACGCTACCCGCGGCGGTGCTCGACCGGAGCTCGCGCCCGTGGCTCGTCGCGTTTGCCGACGTCGTGACCGGCGTCGTGGGTACATGGAAGGTCGTCGAGGTATTGCCCGATCGGGCGATCGGGCTCGTCATCCTGCGATTGGAGTCGTGGCGTGGCGCTGATTAATACGCTGCTCTCGACGCCCGACACCGTCGAAATCGTGCGGGATCAAATCGCGGCGATCCTCGTCGACGAAATCACTCGGCAAGGCGAGCTCGGTTTGACGCCGGTGCCGCGCGTGTTCCTCGAGCGCAGCAATCCATGGGGCGCGCTCGCCGAAGATCCGCCGAACGCGGCGCCTATCATTAACGTCTGGTTTGACACGGCGACGTTCGACGGCACGGCGAGCAATATCACCGAGCGACAGAAATGCGACGCGACGTTTAACATCGACGTCTATGCGTTCGGCGTCGCTACCGTTGACGGCGCGGGGCATGCGCCCGGCGACGAGGCGGCCGCGTTCGCGTGCATGCGCACGCTTCGGCTCGTGCGACAGATCCTCATGAGCGAGTTTTACACGTATCTCGCGTTGCCGCGCGGGCGCGTGTGGAAACGATGGTCGCAAACGATCGGGCTATTCCAGCCGCAAACCGACGATCGAAGCGTGATCAACATTACCGCCGGGCGGCTCGCGCTCGTCGTCTCGTTCAGCGAATTCGCGCCACGCTTTGACGGCGAGGCGCTCGAAACGGTCGGCCTTCGCATACTGCGCGCCGGCACGGGGCAAGTGTATATCGACGCCGAATACAACGCGGCGTCGACTCCACCGTAATTCTCACCGAGAGGTCAAACGAGTATGGGCGTCACCGCTTCAGCCGTCGCGCGCGTCGTCGGCATCGATACGCAATTCAAGGATCTTCGCATCTCCGCGGCGCTGTCGTTGCCGCAACGCATCGCCATTCTCGCGCAAGGCGCGTCGACGGAGACGTTCCCGCTCACCGCCTATCGAATCACGAGCGCTCAGGATGCCGCGCTCCGGTTCGGCTTCGGCTCCATGATCCATCTGGCCGCGCGCGAGATCTTCCCTGAGAATGGCACGGGCGTCGGATCGATCCCGGTCGTCGTATTGCCCGTCGAAGATCCCACGGGCGGCGCGACCGCGGGCGCCGGCACCATCACGCCGAGCGGACCGGCGGTCGCGAGCGGAACCTTTTATGCTCGCGTCGCCGGCATCAAAAGCAAGGCGTTCGGCGTCGCCGCGGGCGACAGTCTCGCGATCATCACCGCCAAATTCGTGGCCGCGATCAACGGCATTTTGCAAATGCCGGTTATCGCGTCGACGGATTCGAGCATAGTCACGCTTACAGCCAAATGGTCGGGCACGAGCGGGAACGGCATTACGGTCGAGGTGCTCGACGGCAATGACGAGGTGCCGACGACGGGGCTCACGTTCGTCTGCACGCCGACGACCGGCGGCACGGGCGCCGCGGATATCGCGCCCGCACTGAGCGAGCTCGGCTCGCCCTGGACGACGCTCATCGTCAACGGGTTTCCGGCGACCGACACCGCGGTGCTCGACGCGCTGAACGTGCTCGGTGAGGGGCGATGGGATATGCTCGTGCGGCGCCCGTTCGTTGCCGTCGCGGGGCTCGCGACCGTCGACGTCAATACGGCGACGGCCGTCACCGACGCGCGCAAAACCGACCGGGTCAATTGCCAGGTCGTTTGCCCCGGCTCCGTCGCGATGCCGTGCCAAATCGCGGGCGCGCACGTGAGGGAAATCGCAAAGGTCGCCGATAGCAATCCGCCGACGGACTATGGCGCGCGCGCGCTACGCGCGCTGTTGCCGGGCGTCGACGCCGACCAATGGACGTATGCCGAGCGCGATCAAGCGGTCAAAGCCGGCTCGTCGACAATCGAGGTGCGCGACGGCGTCGTGCAAATCAGTGACGTCGTCACGAACTATCACCCGGTGGGCGAGGAACCTCCGGCGTTCCGGTACGTCGTCGACCTCATGAAACTATTCACGGTGATTTATAACGTGGATTTGGAGTTTACAAAGGCGGAGTGGAATGGCGCGCCGCTCATTCCCGATGGACAGCCGACGAGCAATCCAAACGCCCGCACGCCGAAGGCGGCGAAAGCGGCCATGTGCGCGATCATCGATGGTCTCGCGCTCGCCGCGATCATCAGTGATCCGAAGACTGCAAAGAAAAATACCGTCGCCTCCATCAGCGCGACGAATCCCAAACGCCTCGACATTCAATCGACGATCCAGCTGAGCGGCAACACCAACGTCATCAGCATGGATCTCTATTTTGGCTTCTTCTTCGGAGCGCCGGTCATCGTCGGCTGAGCGTCGCCAAAAGCAAACCATTCCCCCCCCAAACCTGAGGAGCGATCATCATGAGCGCGGTCGGCGGTAGTATCGAATCCATCTCCATCCGTAACCGGTTGTTTCCGGTGGCGGCCGACGCCGAAGCAACGATCAAGCTCGGCGGCTTCGAAAACGAGGTGCAAGCAAACGGTGACTCGAGCGTGCGCGTCGTCAAAACGCGCGTTCCCTGGAGCATCGACGGCTTGCAAGTCGAGGTCGACCATACGAACGGCAACGCCGAATTTTTGCAAGAGATTGCCGACGGGCAAACGCAAGTACCCATCACGATAACGCTCGCCGGTGGGCAAGTGTTTCAAGGCAAAGGCATCGTCACCGGCGAGCTCGGCTGGAGCACGCAGAACGCGACGGCGACGGTCGCCCTCATGGGTGAAGGGACCTTGACGCAGCAATGACGACGCCAGCCGTCAAGGTCGCGCGCGAGGTTGCCGAAGCCGACTTCGCGCGCATGTGCGGCCCGTTCCGCGTCGAGCTCGACGCCGATCATCTGAACGAAGAGGAACGGATCGAAAACATGGAGACGCGCGAAAAGCTCGTGCGCCTCATCATGCGGGGGATTCTCGTCATCGGTGACGACGGCAATCCGACGTACACGCCCCCGGGGCGCGCGAGCGGATTCACGTTCTATCCGGTGAAGGCGACCGCGCTCATCGCGCTCGAGACGTACGCGCAAACCAAACCCATCAGCAATATGTGCTGCTGTATGGCCGACATGACGCGCGTCGATCGCACCGAGTTTCATCGCCTCGACCTCATCGACTTCCATGCGCTAAGTAACCTCGCGAAACTTTTTTTAGCGGACCGTGTGTAGACCGCGTCACGCGCCGCGGCGCCCCGGCGCGGCTCTCGTCGGGGGCCGCCACGTGGCGCGAGATGCTCTTGCAATGCGCGCGCGATTATCCGGGGCTCGACCCGCGCACGATGGCCGTACACGAGATCGTTTTCTTTTATGAGGGGCTGAGACCGGAGCTCGAAAAGCACACCAAACCGAAAACCCTCATGGCGCCGCCCGGGCGGCGCCGGCCGCCGAAGTAATGGCAAAACAATTCTCCATCGAAGCGATCTTTAAAATCAGAGATCGCCTGAGCGCGCCGGTCGCAAAGATCGCCGGCAAGCTATCGGCGATGGGGCGGGGCGCCGCCAAAGCATTCCAGTCGCTCGACGGCGCGGCGACCAAATCGCTGAAAGCCGTCGGGCGCTTCGGTGACGCGCTCGGCGTCGGCGCCGTGCTGTCGCTCGGCGCGCTCGGCTATGAGATGGGCAATATCATCGAGCACGGGCGCGAGCTCGAAAAGACGCTCATCCGTACGGGCAGCGCGTTCGAAAAGCCGGTGCGCGTCGGCACCGAGGAATTTGCAAAGCTCACGGCCGCGGCGCGACAGGTCGGAGCGACGACGGAGTTTAGCGCGCAACAGGGCGCCGAAGGCCTCAATTCCCTCGCGACCGCGGGCTATTCGCTCGAGCAATCGATCTCGGCCCTCCCCGGCATCATCGATTTCGCGAGCGCGGCGACGCTGGACCTCAGCCAGGCGAGCGATATCACGAGCGACACGCTCGGCGCTTTCAACCTCCGAACCGAGGACGCGGCGCAGAATACCCAAAATATGGCGCGCGTGATGGACGTGCTCACGCGCGCCGCGGCCGACAGCACGACGAACGTCGCCGAACTATTCGAGGGTATCCGCGCGGGCGGTGCGTTCGCGAAAACGAGCGGCGCGACGCTGGAGCAATTCGCCGCGTTGCAAGGCACCCTCGCAAACAAAGGCATCAAAGGCGCCGAAGCCGGCACGGCGATTAGAAATGCCTATCTGCATTTGACGAGCCAAACGAAGCAAGCGGCCGAAGCGCAAAAAAAGCTCGGCGTCAAAACGGCCAAAAATCGCGACGGATCGATCGACATGATCACGACGATCGGGCGGTTTTCCAAAGCAACCGAAAAGCTGACCCGGGATAAGAAAGCCGAAGCCATCGCGACGATCTTCGGCGCCTTTGCCGTCGGGCCATTCCTCGCGCTGCTCGACGCCGGGGAAGGATCGGTGCGCGAATTTTCCGAGCGCCTCGAGGGCGCGACCGGCATCACGCAAGAGATGGCGAAAGCGATGCGCGCGTCGACGGACGCCAAGATCGCGATGTTCTGGAACAAGATCGAAAACCTCCGGCTCACGGTGTTTGACGCGCTCGCGCCGACGCTCGTCAAGGTGGCCGACGCCGTCGGCAAATGGGTAACCGAAAACGAAAAGCTCATCGGTAGCACGGCCGCGGAATGGGCCGCCAAGCTCCAGGAAAAATTGCCGGAGATTTGGGATTGGACGGTCAAGGTCACCGAAGCCGTCGCGGGGCTCATCGGCGTCGCGCTCGGAATCAAGGCGGTCAATTTCGCGATCGATGCTTACAACACGGCGGTCAAGATCGCCGAAGGCGTCGCGTGGGCGTGGAACGCCGCCGTCAAAGCAGGCGCCCTCATCGCGGATTCGTCGGCGGTCGCGGCGGTGCGAATGAAGATCGCAACGGTCGCCTCGCGCGTCGCGACGTTCGTCGCGACGGGCGTACAGACGGCATATAACGCCGTGCTGAACCTCCATGCCGTGACGGCGCTCCGGGTGCAAGCGGCGGAGATCGCCGCGCGCATCGCGCAAGTGGCATCCCGCGTCGCGACCTTCATCGCGACCGGCATACAAGCGGCGTATGCCGCGGTGCTCGCCACGACGGCCACGGCGACCGGAGCGTTTACCGCGGCGACGGGCGCGAGCGTGCCGGTCATTGGCGCGGCGAACGCCGCGTTTGCCCCGCTGCTCGTGACGCTCGGCGCGGCCGCGGCCGCGATTGGCGCGCTCTATCTCGCGTGGGATCAATTCAATAAACTCGACAAAAGCCTCGCCGGCTCCGGCGGCGTGAGCGGCACGCTCGGCAAAATGATCGACATGGGAACGCTCGACGTATTTGCCGCCCATGACGCCGTGATGAACGAAAAGGCAATTGAGGCGCGCGCCAAAGCCGACCAGCAACAGCGCGAAAACGATCGCGTGCGCGTCGTGCCGCCGCAAGAGCGCGCCGCGCAAGCGACCGCGGACGCGGCGGGCGAGGGCGCCGCGGGCGAGGTCGGCGGCACCATCACGGTCGAGCAAAAGCCAGGCACGAAAGCCACGGTCAAAAACCGGCCGAAGTCACCGACGCTCGTCGTCAAACCGTCGGGGGCGTTCCCCTCATGACCTGGCTCGACCGCCTCGCCGAAGCCGCATACACGTCGCCGGGCGGCGAGCGCATGACGTTTCTGTACGGCGACGTGTCGACGGAGGTCGAGACGCGCACGGCGGCGTTTGAATTCCCGAACGTCGACGGCGCTTATGTACAGCACAATGGCGTGAGCGCGCGGCGCTATCCGCTCACGTGCGTTTTCTCCGGACCCGATTGCGACCTCGACGCCGAACGGTTTTTGGGTCTCTTGCTCGAGCCGGGGCAAGGCGTGCTCGAGCATCCCATGTATGGGAGGCGCGACGTCGTGCCGTTCGGACAGATTACCCGGCGAGACGATCTCGTGAGCGCCGCGAATCAATCGATCATCGAGGTCGTGTTTTGGGCGACGCTCGGCGCGGTCTATCCGTCGACGGGGCTGAGCGCAAACCTCGAGGTCATCGACGCCGCGCGGCGCGCGTCGCCCGCGCTCGCGAGCGATTTCGAAAACGCCATGGATCTCGCAACGGAGGCGCGCCGGCAAAACGAAAAGCTCACGGTGCGTGACGCGCTCCGCAATATCAGCTCGTCGCTCCAGTCGGCGGCCGATGCGACCGAGAGCGTGAGCCGGGAGTTTCGCGACCTGCAAAGCGAAATCAATTTCGGGATCGACGTGCTCATCGGTCAACCGCTCTTGCTCGCGCAACAGCTCATCAACCTCGCGACGTTGCCGAGCCGGGCGCTCGCCGGCATCGTCTCGCGCCTCGAGGGCTATGGCAATCTACTCGGCCGCATGATCGCGAGCTCGCCCGACAGCGCGAGCAGCGGGGGCGTGGCGGCGCCGGTGCTCGCGCGGCTTTACATTCGCACGTCGAACGAATTCCATACGGCCGATCTCGTCGCCGGCGCCGCCGTGTTAGGTAGCGTGTCGAGCGTCGTCGAAACGCAATTCACGGCCAAGCCTCAGGCGCTCGAGGCGGCGGAAGTGATCATCGCACAAGAGGCGGCGCTCACCGAATGGCGCGACGCGCGGCACGACGACCTCGAGCAGATTGACACGGGCGAGGCGTACCAGGCGTTGCAGGAGACCGTCGCGCTCGCGATCGGATACCTCGTCGAGATCTCGTTTTCGCTCGTGCCGGAGCGCGCGATCGTGCTCGACCGCCCGCGCGGTCTCGTCGAGCTATGCGCCGAGCTCTATGGGTCGGTGAGCGACGAGCGGCTCGACTTTTTGATCGGCACCAATCACCTCACCGGGCGCGAGATCCTCGAGCTCCCACGCGGGCGACGGGTGGTTTACTATGCCTGAGCGCGTCGCGATTACGCTCGAGGACGGCTCGCGTTTCGGCGACTGGAGCGAGGTGGAGATCGCGCGCGGCATCGACAGCTTTTCGGCCGTGTCGCTCTCGGGGCCGTTCGACCACGCGCGGCGCGAGGTGCGGGCGGCGCTCCAGCCTTTGGCGTTTCCGCGCGTCGCCGTCACGATAGCCGATGAGCTCGTGTTCACCGGCCGCGTGAAAGATATCGTGCCGAACGTCGACGCGGGCTCGTCGAGCGTCGGCGTCACCGCATACTCCATCGCCGCCGATCTTGCGGAAGTGTGTACGGCGCCGGAATTTCTGCCGCTCGAATTCAACGGTTTGAACCTCCGGCAAATCGATTACAAGATGGCCGGACCCGCGATCGGTGAGGTGAGCATTTTCGAGGGGCCACCGGGCGCGAAATTCGCGCGCGTGCGGTGCGAGCCCGACGCGACGATCCATTCGTTTCTGGTCGACCTCGCGTTGCAACGGGGCTTTGTGCTGAGCGATGCGCCAAACGGGGCGCTACTCTATCGGTCGGAGACGCGGCCCGGTTTGCCCGTCGCGCGCCTCGAGGGACAGCCCCTCGCGCGCGTGACGGCGAGCTTTCAACCGTCATCGTGGTTTGGCCGTCTCACGGGGCGCGCGTCCAAAAAGCCGGGCCGCGGGGGCGCCGCGTTCAGCATGTACAATCAGCTGTATCGGCCGTTTCACCCGCGCGATTTTACGATGCGCCTGAGCGACACCGAGTCGAGCGACGTTCCCAAAGCGGTGAAGGCGGCGATAGGGCGAATGGTCGCGCAAGTCGTCACCTATCAGATCGACGAGCTCCCGACGTGGCGCGACCCGAGCGGGCGGCTTTGGACGCCGAACACGACGCTATCGGTGCTCGCGCCGGGCGCGATGATCTATCGCGAGAGCGAGCTATTGATTCGTCAAGTCACGCTCCGGCAAACGCCCGACGGCGAGACCGCCTCGCTCGCGTGCGTGTTACCCGGAACGTTCGGCGGAACGAATTTGCCCAAGGTGCTCCCATGGGATTTGTAGCGACCGTCATCGCGTTTGAACGCACCGAAGTCGAGGGCGTGCAAACCCCGGAGTGTTCGGTCAATCGTGACGGCGACGAGACGGCGACCGGCCATCATTTCTCGTCTCCCGGCGACGACGCGCCGCCGTTGCCGGGCGATCTCGCGATGCTCGCCGATGACTCCGGCGCGGGCGAGGCGCAACCGGTGGGCTATCAAGATCCGTCGACGCCGGGGCGCGCCGCTCCAGGCGAAAAGCGCATCTATGCCCGAAGCGCGGCCGGCGTCGTCGCGTGTGAGATCTGGCTCAAATCCGACGGCTCGCTCGTGGTCGAGAGCGCGAGCGGCGCCACGGTCGAGCTCGGCACGGACGGCGCAGTGCGCCTCGCGAACGGCGCCGGCGAGCTCGCGATCGACGCGGCCGGGAACGTCACGGCGACGACGCCGCTCGGAACGTTTGGCGCGGCGACCCATACCCACACGACGCCGTTCGGACCGAGCGGCCCCCCGATAACCGGAACGTGAGTCAACCGATGCCGCTCGACCCGACCGCCCTACAATCCGCGCTCGAGACGCTGTTTTCGGATCCGCCCCCGACGGCGGCCGATTGCGCGAGCGCGTGGGCGAGCGCCGCGCGCGATCATGCGGTCTCCGTCGTGCCGTCGTCGACGAGCGTCGCGACCGCCTCGACCGCGCTCGAGGGCGCGCTCGCGAGCGCGTTTGCGGCGCCCGATGCCGTGGCGCCATTCGACGCCGCGTTTGCGTCGTTCGCCGCGGCCGTCGGCGTGGGAATGGCGCCCGCGTTCGCGGCGGTGCCGCCCCCGGCGCCGCTGAACGTCGCGAGCCTGCTCGCCGCTCCGGCCGCCACGCATGCCGCCGCGGCCGCCTCGTTCGCGGCGCTCATCGATGCATGGATGCGGACCGGCACCGCGACGCTCGTCGCGCCGCCGAACACACTGGTAAACTGGACATGACCGACCCATTGCTCCGACAGACCGACGACGGCGGCGATATCACGGTCGAAAACGGTCTCGTGCTCATGAGCGACGGGCTACCGTCGGCGGCGTATCTCTCGCTCTATGGAGGCAACGAAGACGACGCGGGCGACAGCGCGACCGCGGCCCTCCAGTGGTGGGGCAACCTCGACGAGCCGGATGCTGCCGGCCGATATCGGAGCGAGACGCAAGCGCTCGTCAAAAACTTGCCGACGACCGGCGGCAACCTCCGGCGTTACGAGCAAGCGGCCGCGCGCGATCTCGCCTGGCTCGTCGAGACCGGCGTCGCCCGGAGCGTGACGGTCTCGTGCACGATACCGGCGCTCAATCGCGTGCGGCACGAAATCACGATCGTCACGCTCACCCGCACCGTTCAACTCGTTTTCGGATGAGGCGCTAACCGATGGCCCTAGTCACACCGAGCACGGCTCAAATCGCCGCGAACATCATCGTACAGCTCGAGGCGAGCCTATCGCAAACGATCCCGCTCCTACCGAAGTCATTCTCGCGCGTGCTCGCGCGCGTGCTCGCCGGCGTGTTCGTCACCCTGTACAAGTACGCCGGCTTCATGCTGTTGCAGCAATTCGTCGCGACGGCGAGCATGGAGCCGACGACGATCAACGGCCGCGAGATCCGGCCGCTCGTCGAATGGGGCCGGCTCGTGGGCGTCGGAGATCCGAAGGCGGCCGAGCAGGCCGAGCTCACATGCGACGTGACGGTGCTCGTCATCGGCGGTTCGCTCGCCGGCGGCACGCAATTACTGAACGCCTCGACCGGCATCGTGTATCAGACGACGGCGGCCGTCCTGCTCGACGCCTCGACGATTAGCGTCACGGTCCGGGCCATCAGTGATCAAACGGGCGGCGACGGCGCCGGCACGCAAGGCAACCTCGAGCCGGGCCAGATCTTGCAATTCGCGAGCCCCCCGGCGAGCGTCGCGCGCAACGCAACCGTCACCGGCACGGCGGTCGAGGGCGCCGACGCCGAGCTCGAGGACGTCTACCGCGAGCGCGTCAAGGTGCGTTTTCGGCGGCGACCTCAGGGCGGCGCGTATGCCGATTATCAGGCATGGGGAACGGAGGTCGCGGGCGTCCGGGCGATCTATCCGTACACGGGCGATCCCGGTGAGGTCGACGTGTACGTCGAGGCGGTCGAGGGCGTCGACGGGATCCCGTCGGGCGCGCTGCTCACGGCGGTCGAGCAATCGATCCAATACGACCCGGCCGAATTTCCCACGCCGACGGGGCTCGCGAACCGGCGCCCGGTGAGCGCGTTCGTCAACGTGCTACCCATCACCCGGACCGGATTCGACGTCGAGCTCGCCGGGCTCGAGGTCAACGGTGAGGTCGACCTCGACGCGGTGACGACGTCCATCACGGAGGGCCTCGACGAATTCTTTCGCTCGCGCGCGCCCTTCATCGTGGGTCTATCGGCGATGCCCCGGCAAGATCGCGTGACGCAAGGCGCGGTCGCCGGCGTCGTGAACGAGATTGCCGACGCGAACGGCGCGAGCGTGTCGAACGTTTTCCTACGATTGTCCGGCGTGCTCATCACGCAATACACGCTCGGCCGCGGCGAGACCGCAAAGCTCGGCACGCTCACGCCGATTTGATTTCCCGGAGGCTTTCCCCATGGCTCTAGTCCCGTCCGCTCGTTACCCATCGCAAATCGATATCGATGCCGCCTACCCGCAAGGCAAGGCGCGCAACTCCGGCGCTTTCCAGGATGGCACCGGCACGCCCTTGGAAAAAGACTGGCTCAATGATCTGTTTGGATTCGAGCAAGCGCTGCTCGACGCCGGCGAGGTGACGCCGAGCGGTACGCCCGACGCGGTCGGCGCGAGCGATTACCTCGACGCGATGCGCGCCGTCATCGTGCGCGACGCAAAGACGACGATCGATCCGCAACGCATGCACATGCGGCAACTCGGCATCGAGACGCCGTTTAGCGACACGGGCGCATCCATGGCCGCGGTGCGCATGTCGAACGGGCGGATCCTCGTCATCAAATCAGGCACGGACGGCGTGCACGAAATGAGCACGCACGACGATCTAGCCGACGAGCACGGCTCGCTCGTGTCCATCACCTCGCTCGTTACCGACGTGGCCGGCACCGGCGCGACACGCATCGTGGCGATCGGCACGGGCGGCAATCGGTGCTGTTACAGTGACGACTTCGGCGCGACCTGGATCGCCGGATCGGATTTGGGCGCGACGCCGGAGCGCATCATTTATAACGCGACCCACACGCGCTACATGGCGACGTTCGCCGCCGGCGTCAACGTCGCTCAGGACGTCGACGCGGCGTCGACCTGGGCTTCGGTCTCGAGCGGGCTCACGAGCGCGCAAGGCGGCATCGCGCATTTTTCGAACGGCGACACGCTCGTGTGCGGGCTCGACGCATCGGCCGACGTCGGGATCGCGCGCTCGACGAACGGCGGCACCTCGTGGGCGGCGACGGCGACGGTGCCAAACCCCGGCGACTATACCGACAGCGGGACTATCGCGGGCGACGGGGGCTCGACGATCTATCACGCCGGGCGCGTCGGGCCGGCGGAGATCCGGATTTGCGCGACGAGCTCGGCCATGAGTTGGAGCCTGCTCGCGTCGCTCAATACGCTCGCCGCGACGACGTTCAAACCGCGCATACTCTTGTGTCCGTTTACCGGCGTTCTGTTTGTCGTCGTCGGCGCGACGGGTGGTAGCACCGTCGCGTTCGCGAGCCGTGACGGCGGCGTCACCTGGAGCGAGCGAGCCTTCTATCGCACGCGATTTAACAACTCGTTCGGCGTAGCCTCCGGGCGGCTCTATTCGACGACATTCGGCGCGCTCTATGCGACCGACATTTTGACCTGAGACCCGGGGGCGGCGAGATGTTTCAGACGTTCAAACATCTACTACCGCGCGCGCTCGCGTGGCGCACGACGATCGACACGACGCTCCGGCGCTATCTCGAGGGCCTCGCCGCGTTCGCGCTCGAGGTGCGAACGTTCATCGATCTCGTGTACCTCGACCTATTCCCGCCGACGACGCGCGAGCTGGCGGCGTGGGAGAAACAATTTGCGCTCTCGAGTGGCGGCCCCGAGCTCGACCGGCGCTCGAAACTCGAGGGCGCCTGGAAACTGAACGGAGGTCAATCGCCGGACTATCTGCAGCGCGCGTTGCACGAGGCCGGGTTTACGAGCGTGTTCGTCTATGACTGGTGGTTTTACGATCCGCCCGGCGTGAGAAACACGCGCGACCCGCGCGATTTCGTGACGCAACCGCTCATCGGCTTTTATCAATGCGAGGTTAGCAATCAGTGGGAGTGTTGGGATCCGCCCCCGGGGCAGCCGCTCGGCGCACACTGTGACGGCACGCTCATCAATAGCATGAGCTATCTCGTCAACCTGGACCTCACGCGGCGCGCGCCACCTCCGGTGCCGGACGATCCCGACAGCTGGCCGTACTTTATGTATCTCGCCGGCGAGACATTCGACGACGTGGCAAGCGTGCCGAGCTCGCGGCTCGCCGAATTGCGCGAGCTCATTCTCAGGCTTCGGCCGGCGCATCTCTGGATCGTGATGCGCGTCGAGGGCGTCGACGAGCTCGAGGGTTTTGGCGCCGCCGAATTCGGTTCGGCGCCGATGGGTGCATGAGCGATGGGGCAACTCCGGATCGATCAAGCGGGATTGTCACCGGGCGAGCCGAGCCGCTCGCGCACCGACGGGCTCGCGACCGGCGCGCTCGTGACGCTCACCAACGTCGACGCGGGCGGAGTGACGACGATGCGCCTTCTATGGGGCCCGCCCGACGACACGACCGCCGAAGCCTCGCTCGCGCCGACGATCGATCCCGACGTTTGGACATTCACGCCGACCGCCGGAACGTACGGGTCGTATCTCGTCGAGTTGCTCGAGGACGGGCTATCGGTCGAGATCCGGATCTTAGGCGTACGCCTCCCCGCCTCCGGTCTGCTCGTGCCTGGCTTCAACGAAAAGGCGAGCAAGGTCGCCTCGTGGGTCAACGACGGCGACGATCAACGGCTGCTGTCGCAACAGAACGCGACCGACTTCGGCGACGCCGCGCTCGACGAGCTCGAATATGCCGGCTGGTGGCGCTCGCAAGAGCAGCTCTATCGCGCGGTCGAGACGATTGTCGCCGGCGGGGGCTCCGGGCCACCGGGGCCGACGGGGCCGATGGGTCCGGGCGGACCGATGGGGCCGCCCGGCGCCGACGGTGAGCCCGGCGAGCGCGGTGAGCCAGGCGAGCCCGGCGCGCCGGGGCCGATGGGTGCGACGGGGCCTCAGGGTGACACGGGGGCCACCGGTGCTCAGGGCGCGACGGGCGTCACCGGTGCCGCCGGCGAGCGCGGCGCGATGGGGCCGCCCGGCGTCGACGGTGAGCGCGGCGAGCCCGGCGAGCTCGGCGCGCCCGGGCCTCAGGGCGCGACCGGCGCGACGGGTGCCGGCGGCGCCGCCGGTGCGACGGGTGCGATGGGGCCACCCGGCGCCGACGGCGAGCCCGGCGAGCAGGGCGAGCGGGGCGCTCCAGGGGCGACGGGCGCCGCCGGTGCCGCGGGCGCGATGGGGCCGCCCGGCGCCGACGGCGAGCCCGGCGAGCAGGGCGAGCGAGGGCCGCCCGGCGACACGGGCGCCGCGGGGCCTCAGGGGGCGACCGGTGCTCAGGGTGCGACGGGGCCTCAGGGCGACACGGGCGCGACCGGCGCTCAGGGTGCGACGGGTGTCACCGGTGCTCAGGGTGCGACGGGGCCTCAGGGCGACACGGGCGCGACCGGCGCTCAGGGCGCGACCGGCACGAGCGGCGCCGCCGGCGGGATGGGGCCACCCGGACCCGAAGGCGAACGGGGCGAGCCCGGCGAGCAGGGACCGCCGGGGCGCGACGGCGCGCCCGGCGCGCGTGGCGCGATGGGGCCTCCCGGACCCGAAGGCGAGCGGGGCGAGCCCGGCGAGCAGGGGCCGCCGGGCGCGACGGGAACGTTTGGGTTACTCCCCGCAAACACGATCGTTGCGAACGCCACGGGCGCAACCGGTATTGCGGGGCAACTAACGCTTTCGCTCCCTGATCATATCGTGGGGCGTACATCGGGGAACCTGACGGCGATCAATCTAAACAACTTCGCCGGAACGTCCCTCCTATACGACAGCGTTAGCGGGGAGATCGGGATCGAATACCGAGAGGTATGGGACATCGTAAACACGCCCGTACCGAGCGGAAGCGACGCGCCCGCGTTCCATAAAAATCGCGCGCGCTCGGTCTGGTGGGAAGATTTCGAGTTCATCAGTATCCAAGGCACGATCTCCACGGCCGGCAGTACCATCAATGCAACGAATACAAATTGGTATGTACAAGCGGTAGACACCGCGGGATCGATCGGCTTCGTTGCCGCGACGAATAACCATCCCGGGATCTGGCGGCTCACTAGTTCGGCCGTTAGCGGTGACGCGATCCTGATGTACCAGGGTGCGGGCGGCACCGGCACCGGGCAGATACAAGCGCAAGACATTTACAAGATAGACGCCGTCATACGGATCGGCACCGTCACGAGCGTCGCGGTATTATTCGGGTGGGTGGGTGACGTCTCGACGTTTAGCGATTTCATTCTGATTGATGCCGATTCGACCGTAGGTTTTATAAGGCTTCGATGTTGTGAAGGTGGGGTCGAGGCGACACCATTGAGCATGCATCTAACCATGGTAGCGAACGATTGGATGGCACTAACCATAGTCCAGGAGCCCGGAACGATCGGCACGATCGATGGTTACCTCGACGATGTGCTCGAGGCCACACACACCACGAACGTTCCAGACACCGAAACAGGGAGCGTGCTTTTTGAGGTATCTCCGCGGACGAACGCCGCGCGGACGCTCGACATCGATTACGTAGCATTTGAGAGCCAACAGCTCGGGGTGCGCAACTCATGATGAATACGGATCTAACGCGAGCGCTTCAACATTTGCTCGTGCAAGGCTTTGCGCTCTATCCCTGTGCGGCCGCGGTATGCATGCGCCGGCTCGAGCCGGCCATATTGACTAACCCCAATCATGCGTGGGCCGTGTACTTCGATACCCGCTCACTCGATTACACGGCAAAGCTCGATCCGAACGATCCGCTTATCGCGGTGTTCGCGGATGCAGCCGTCCGGAGCGCTTCACCAAAAACGCCACATGTGGTTTGCCACACGCAAGGCGGATGGCTGCTCGTGCCGCTCACCGTGACCGACGTGCGTTCGGCGCGCATGCGAATCGAGGCGGCGATCGCGCTCGGCAAGGCGCCACCCGCCGAACGGCTCGAGGCCTTCCCCGACGAGATGATACAACGCGAGGCGAAACGTCGCCTCAAGCGTGCAAAGCGCAACAAAACCAATCAGCCTAAAAAGGAGGCGTGAGCCATGGCACTGAAACGCAAGAGCATTCAAGGTCAACTCGCGAGCGCAACGGCCGTTCTGTTAGCGGCGAGCTCGACGAACACTCGCTATGTCCGGTCAATCCATATCACGAATAACTCGAGCGCGGCGCGCACATGGAATCTCGCCTTTGCGGCGACCGCGACGAGCGCCGGCCCCGGCGTGTTCGGCGAAGCCTTGCCGGCGAATTCCGCGGGGCCTTCGGCGCGCGCCGATCGCTACTACGGCGGTCAAGGCAAGCGCCTAGACAACACCGCAATCAGCGGCTTTGCCGACGCCGCGACGAGCGTCTCGTATGAGATCGTCTATGACGAGAGCGACACGGCCGACGCGACATGAGCGCGTTACTACAGCTCGATCAAGCGGGGCTATCGCCCGGTGCGCCCGGTCTAGCTCGCCTCGACGGCAAAGCCGACGGCTCGCTCGTCACATGCACGAGCACCGGCGCGGGCGCGACGACCGCGATGCGCCTTCTTTGGGTGCCGCCCGGCGACGTGAGCGCAGTCGCGACGCTCGCGCCGACGGGCGACCCGAAGATCTGGACATTCTTTCCAACGCCGAACGTGTACGGCACCTATCTCGTCGAGCTCGTCGAAAACGCGGGGCTCGCGACCGAGAAAACCGAGCGGCGCGCGTTCGTCGTGCGCACGCGATGGCTAGGCCTCGTCATTCCGGCGTTCAACGAACGGGGCGATCGGCGCGCCTCGCTCGTGACGCCGGGCGACGCCGAGCAGGTCGACAATAACGCGACGGGCGATCCGAACGGGCCGGCGTTTGCCGGTTGGTGGCGGGCGATTCACGGGCTCGTCATGGCCGCCGAACGGCTCGTCGCGCCCGTGCGCGTCACGTGGTTCCATCGGAGCGCGGGCGGCGCGCTCGAGCACCGCACGTATGATAGCTTTGCCGAAGCGTTCGCCGTCGACTATCCGGTCGCGTTCGAATCGTTCGCCGTGCACGATTTCGCGCCGACCTTTGCGCTCGACGATCCGGGTCCGTACTTGCTCGACACGATCGTGCGATATGTGCTCCGGAGCCCATGGCGCGACGCCGTGCGCCTGCCGGAGCTCCAGTCGCCCGGGGCGGGTCGGCTGTCGATCGAACGCTGCTCGGTTATCTTCCCCATTAGCGACCTGTCGGCAAACAGCGGCACCGAGGTCGACTTGCGCGAGGCGACGATTGCGGCCGCGCTCGTCAACCTCGCGACGGTCACCGCGCTCGAGTGCATCGTTGGCGCTAACATGACGCTCGGCGTCGACTCGACCGGGGCGGCGTTCGACCGCTGCTCGTTCGCCCCCGGATGGTCGCTCGTTTCCGACGCCGACACGGCGACGAGCGTCTCGTTCGTCGATTGCAGTTTCAGCGCGTCGGCCCCCCCGGTGATCACATTTACCGATGCCGCCGGCACGGTACGCATGGACGGCCGGAGCAAATTCTTATGGGACGCCGCCGGCGGCACGGTGACGAACGGCACGATCGTCGTCGAGGCATGAAACGCCGAAGGCCTCCGGAGCGTTTGCCGGAGGCCTTCGGGGCGCTGCTCGCGCGCCGCGCCGGGGCTTGCGGGCTTTCGTCGCCGCGCGCGCGGCGACCGCTCGCGTCGCGAAATACTCGCGATGGATCGGGCAAGTCGCGAGCGTTTCGCCGTCGACGCGCGCGGCGCGTGCGCCGCATACGGTGCATTTGCCGGAGGCGGCGAGCTCGGCGCGCCGCTCGGCGGCGCGCCGGTTGTGCTCGAGGCGGCAACCGTCGCACGTCGTCGCGCCCTTCGGCGGGTCGGCGGTGCATCCGGCATAGTGGCGCCGGCACGGGTTTTGACGGCCGCTCACCGACTCACCTTACGCCATGTGCCGGCCTGTCGCGCATAGCGCTTGCGGCTCGCCTCGATGAGCGCCTCGACCTTGCTCCGGGCCGCCTCGAGCGCCGAGCACATGCGATCCGGTTGCGTCGCCCCGAATGGTTTGCCGTCGCGCGTCGGTTGCACGTGCGCCGCGTAGTAGTGACCGGGCGCGTGTCCGTACCAGCCGAACGCCTCCGTTTCGATCGGCTCGAATGTTACCGGCACGATGCGCCACACGGCGCCGATCGCGCGCCCTTTAGCGTCGACGAGCCCGAACGAGTCGCGGCCGGTTAGTTCCTGCTCATGATGCCAGGTGCATTGTGTGCGGTGTTGGGTTGTCATCGTTGGGTTGCGTACCTCCTAACGCCGAAGGCCCCGGGCCTCGTGGGAGGCGCGGGGCCGGGGGGCCGCGGGGGCGTTCGTTAGGAGGCGGCGACCGCCTTTTCGAGACGGGCGACGTTCCGCGCGTGGGCGCGCACGCGGCTCGCCTCCGGGATGGCCCGGGCGAACGCGAGGGCGTCGGCGGCGCGGGCGAACGAGGCGACCGTCCATCCCGCCGAGCCGTCACCCATGACGAGCGAGCGGCCGCCGGGGGCGTCGGCGTCACCGCCGAACGAGAGCAGATAGGCAACGGCGAACGGGTGCGAGGCGAGCATGTGCGGGTTTCCTTTTCTCCGGGGCCGCGTCAATCGCGACCCGTACCCATATAATGGGGCCACGACGCCGAGCGTGCAATGGGGCCACGCGAATTCCGCTCGCCGCAATGGGGCGTATCGTTCCGAGGCTTCAGCCTTCGGGCGCGAACCGGGCGCAATCGCCGGCGTCGCACGCGAGCTCCAGGCTCGAGGCGTCGAGCAGCGCGCCGGCGTGGGAGCACATGAGCGGCCGCGCTTCGGGCGGCAGGGCGCATGCTTCGGGCTCTCGTTCGTCGAGGTGCCTCACATATTGGCCGGGGCCGCCGATGCCGAGCACATGGCCGAGCTCGTGGGTCGCGACGTCGAGGTCGAGGCGGTCGAGCTCGACCCATCGCACGCCGGCAAAGGCACTGCCCCGACCGATGACGCTCGTCTCCGACATGGGCGCACGTTCCGGCACGAGGCGCACCGGGGCGCCGCCCGGCGCTATCCGGATCCGATCCGGATCGACGCCGGCCGCCTCCCATCGGCCGTCGGCGTCGAGCAAGAGCGCCTCGAGCTCCGGCGTCTCCGGCGTGAGCACGACCGACGTCACGGGATCGGGGAGGCATGCCGACAGGGCGAGCAGGGCGACGAGAGCAGCGCGCGACATTGCCCCGATGATCGGCGCGCGCTCGTCGCCCTGGAGCGTTTCAATCCGCGCCGGCGCCCGCGGGCGCCCACGCGCGCGCGAGCTCGACCGCGCGGGCGTCATGGGCTCGGCCCTCGACGAGGTCGACGAGGCGGCGCCGCTCGGCGGCGAGCGCGCGCCGGAGCGCTATGGATTCGTCACACGAGCAGCGCTCGACCTCGTCGAACGTCGGCGCGTCGTCGTCGGTGTGGGTGGGATCGGACATTGTCTTCCCCTTCCTCCGGTCCGTCGATGTTTGTGAACCGAGGTCGGTTCATCTGCTCGGCCATCGGCCGATCGTCGAGTATCGCCCGCACCCATGTGTACGCCTCGCGCCGCTCCGACTCGCTCCAGCGGGCGACGATATCGGCGGCGTCGGCGGCCGCGCTCCAGGTGTCGTCGACCCGCCGGAGCCCGGCGAGCAGCGCGGCGACGTCGACCGCGGTCGAGGCCTCCGGCGCCGGGGCAGCCGTCGCGGGGGCCGCCGTCGCCGCCGGCGTGGGGGGGCTCGGCGCGGCCGCGCTGCTCTTGCTCTCGGGGGCGGCCGCGGGGGGCTTTGCCGGCGACGCCGGCGCGGGCGCGCCCCGCTTGCCACCCGTCGCGACCTTGATCCGGCGCCCGTCGGGGGCGGGCTCCGGCGCGGCCGCCGTTGCCGGCGCCGCCGGCGAGCTCGCCTTGCCGGGCGTCACGACGGGCGGAAACGCGACGTCGACGGCGAGGTCGCCGCTTTTGATCGATTGCGCGATGCCGATCAAGGTCGCCAAATGGTCGAGCGTGATATCGGCAACGCCGTGCAACTCGAGCCGGGCGAGCAGGCGATCGGGTGTAACACCCATGAGCGCGAGTCGGTCGAGCCATTTGTCGCGCCGGGCGACGAGCGTTTCGGCGTCACCGATCGCGACCGCGCGCGCTTGCGCGAAGATCTGGTCGGTATAGAGCCCCGGGATCGTGCGAAACACGGCGTTACGGAGCGCGACCGATTGCGCGGCCATCCCGGTTACACGGATCATGTCGGCATCATAACGGTCGCCGTTCGAACGCAGGATCCCGCGTTTCGCGTCGACGGTAAATCGGACGTTTCTTTGCAGATCCCACACGACCGCTTGCGCGTTCGCGTTTTCGGCGTCGGGCTCGAGCACGCGCGCGGCGACGTGTAGATTGCCCCATGTGCTCGCGCAAATTTCGGCGAGTCGGATTGACTTACCGGTGATCATCTTGCCGCCGCGGGGCAAGCTGTACATGCACGCCGCCGCGATTTCCTCCGAATAGCACGCGATGCTCGCCGCCTCGCGTAGGAATTTCGTGACACTGCGCGGGTAACGGTGCGCGGTCTCGACTTGCATCGCGACCTCACTGCGCGCGATCGCCTCGAGCGCGGTGACCGTGACGATGGCCGCGCCGTCGCCCGGGTCGTCGTCGTCGAGCATTTCCCCGTCGATGTTTGCCATATGGCTGTCGCCTCCTATGTGTGTGCTCAGGCTCGGCGCGTGACGAGTTTCGTCGCGCGCGTCGTTTTGATCGCATGTGCGGCGTCGAGCGCGGCGTCGAGCGCGCGCACCGCGGCGGCGCCCTTGCCTCGCCCGGCGCGCCTCGCCGCGACTCGTTCGGCCGCGGCGAGGCTCAGGGTGATGATTTCGGCGAGCTCGTCGTCGGTAAACCCGTGTTCGTACAGAACGGGGAACGCCTCGAGCACGTCGAGCTCGCGCCGCTGCTCGTGCTGGAGCGTGAGGCGCCGGCCGCCCCCGACGACGTCGCCGCGCCGGTCGACGTACGCCCGCACCGCGGCGCGCACGCGTGCGGCGACGGCCGCGACGAGGTCGGCCCGGGCGAGCAACTCGACGATGCGCGCGGGGCCGAGCGCCTCGAGCGCGTCGTCGCCCCATTCGGTGAGCGCCTCGCCGGCCATCGCCTCGACGTCGCGCCGCACGAGCGCGCGCCCCGCCGGACACTCGTGGGATCGGGGGCAGTGGGCGCAGTGTGGTCCGGCGTGATAGGCGCCGTCCCACGCGACGACGCGCTCGACGAGCAGCGCGAGCCAGGCGCCGAGCTCGGCGCGCCGGAGGTGATGGCGCTCGACCTCACCGTCGCGCACCCATAAGGCGAACGCCTCGACCTCGTCGACGCCGCGCGGGTCGTCGAGCATGACGAGCGCGCAATACCCGGCGAGTTGCGCCGAATAGTCGGAGTCGCGCCGGCCACATTTCCAATCGACGACGCGCGCGCGCCGGCCGAGCCAGGCGACGACGTCGGCATGCCCCGTCAAAATGAACGCACCCCCCGGGTCGCGATAGGCGAGCTCGACCTCGCTCGACGCGCGCGGCATCGGATGGCTCGCCCGGTGCGCGCGCCATAGCGAGGCGCCGAGCGCGAGCAGCGCGCGTAACTCGACCTCGTCGACGCCATGCCGCCGGGCGAGCGCCGACGCATCGTCCCATCGCACGGCGCCCGTTTCGGCGAGCACGGCGAGGCCCGCATGGGTCGCCGTGCCGACGGCGCTTTCGCTACCCGACTCGTCGACGACGAGCCCCGACGGGCGCACGCTACCGCCGCATGTGAGCGCGAGCGGCAACGCCGAGCAGCGTAGCTCGAGCGGCTCCGTCATCGGCGGCGCGCCCTCGCGAGCTCGTCATCGATGCGCCGTTGCACCGCGGCGAGCTCGTCACACAAGCGATTGCACTCGCGCCGGTTTTCGAAGGCGTGATCAAAGCCCTCGTGCTCCAGGCGCACGACGGCGGCCGCGTGGCTTTCGGCGAGCTCGTCGCGATGCCGCTCGAGCGCGCGCACGTCGACGCCGCGTTTACGAGTCGCCACCGGTCGAGCCTTTTCCGTCGCGCCGGGCGCGCTGTCGTTCGCCGTGCCATTGCACGAGCCGCTCGAGATACAATAAGCCGCCCTTGACCCGGCTGCGTTTCTCGCCGTCGGGTAGCGATATCAGTGCAACGCGAGCGACACTGATCACGCTTTCGAGATTGGAGACGACCGCCGGCCTGAGATAGGGACGGCGTATCATGGCGCCTCCATGCGCGCGTGCGCCCCGGGCGGACCGAACACGAGCTCGCCGCCGACGAGCGGCGCGGTGCTCGGCGGCCGCCCCGTGCCGAAGCACACGAGGCGCCACCCGCGTTGACGTCGCCGCTCGGCGGCGACTTGCGCGGCGAGGTCGAGCAGCGCGAGGCGCGCCGATGCCGTGAGCCTGTAACGGATTCGTTCGTCGATCATCGTGTAACCTCCCCAAATAGAACGCCTTGCCGGAGCCGCTCGACGGCGGTCGCACAATGCGCCTCGACGAGCTCGATGCCGATCGCGCGCCGGCCCAAATCTTCGCAGGCCCGTAGCGTCGTGCCGGAGCCCATGAACGGATCGATGACGAGGTCGCCCGGGCTCGAGCATAACGCGACGAGCCGATGCATGAGCGAAAGCGGCTTTTCGTTGGGATGGAGGCGCCGGTGCGCGTTGAAACCGATGCCCGGGCTCGTGTCGCGCCAAACATCCGAGCCCCGCACCGTGTCGCCACGGTCACCATTTACCGCGGGGCGGTTATCCGCGCGCCGCTCGCGCACGGCGTCGACGTTCAAGGCGTCGCCGAAGATCGCGATCGCTTCGGTCTCGCGAGCCAGTAGCTTATGACGGCCGCCCGCCTTGACCGTCGCGTTCGTCGGCCACCATGTTACCCATTCGTCCGGCACTTTGCCGAGCTCCAGGCACCATTTGCAGAGTAGCTCCGGGTAGCCAAACAGCGCGAGCACGGGCGCGACGACGCCGAGCATGCGCACCGGCACGACGACGTCGGTCGGATACGCGCCGAAGCCATAGGGCGGATCGGCGAGCACGGCGCCCGGGCGGTCGCGCGCGAGCACCGGCAACAGCTCGAGCGCGTTGCCGTGATAGATCGCGATCCCTGCCTCGTCGTAATAGGGCGTCACGGTCGTTTCACCTGAGCCACGATGCCTAGCCCGACCTCGACGAATCGCCCCCAAAGCTGGAGCGCGCCCGCGCAAGGCAGGAACGTCACCGGGCGCGCGTCGGCAAATACCCACCCGTAAGAACCTCGCATGTGCCATGGGTTGCTCGGGCGCGACGTCGGGGGCAATACGTCGACGAGCTCGACGCGCCCTATGATTCCGCCGAACCGGAGACGCGCGTCGGTCGCGTCCGGCACGAGCGCCGCCTCGCGAGCGCCGAACGTTTGGCGAACGAATGTTCGCACGCGATTGACCGTGTCGACCGTCGTGCGCCCGCTCGCGTGAATGAGCAGGGGGCCGCGGTATGTCGTCGCCCACGTCCGATTTTCAATCGTCTTGCCCCCCGCGATGATCTGCTCGCCCTCGACCACGAGCCAAGCCCACGGCTGTACGATGCTCACCGCTTTTAGGAAACCTGGCGACTCCATCAGGCGACCTCGCGCGAGGCGCTCATGTAAAAAGAACCTCTTGCTGCAATCGCGTGGCCGCGATCTCGCAATAGCGCTCGACGATCTCGATTCCAACATAGCGCCGGCCCGAGTCTTTGCAGGCACGGGCGACGGGGCCCGACCCCATATACGGATCGATGACGGTCCGGGCCTCCGGAAAGAACGAAAGGCACCATCGCATGAGGTCGACGGGCTTTTGCGTCGGATGCAAGACGCGCTCGCCGACCTCCGAATCGCGTCCGGCCCACATGTGTCGATAGATGCGAACGGTTCGGTAACGGTGGCCGATGACGATCGCAAGCTCGACCTCGCCGATGTTCGAGTCTGCAGCGCGGCCGCATTTGCGATCCCATGCCAACCAGCAAGGCGAGATCGGCAGGTCGCGGGCGTAATGGTTCGCGCCCCACAGGATCGCACGCGGCGCCGCGGTAAGCACCGGCCGCGGGTCAAATGGCTCGTCGTCACCATGGACGGGCGCATGCTCGACGCCTCGCCACCGGCGCGAGGCGTCGCTTTCGAACCGGTGACGAGCTTTGGTCCCGATGCCGATCCCGTATGGCGGATCCGTCAGCAAGAGATCGAACATACCAAGCGACGGTAAGATCTCGCGACAGTCGGCGTGATAGATAGTCACGCCCACTTCGTCGTAATACGGGCTAATCGTCGTCATGCATTCACCGCTTTTGCCGGCGCCTTGCCGGCGGGTATGAATTCGCCGTGCTCGGCCCACCATTTGAGGCGCCGACTAAAGTCATCGTGCGCCATGAGCGAGCCGAGTTGATCGGGCGTACCGCTCTCGCGATAGCGCCTCGCCGCATAGTCGAGGTCGAGCGCGCGCGACCGGCAAAAGGCGCGATGCTCGGCCGTGGGTCTCCAGTCGTATATGCTGCTCGTCGTCGTCGACGCCGGCCCCGGCGCGAGCTTGGCGCCGTCTTTGGCTTTGCGCTCGACGATATCGTCGAAACACCGCACGAGCTCGCCGTCGAGATCGGTGACGACGGCGCCGAAACGATGGGTCGTCCAGTAGCTCACATGCCGTTGCAGGTCGGCGCGAGTGAGGCCTCGCGCGGTCGCCGCCGCGGTCGTCTCGAGCGACCATTGCCACCCGACCGGGAATTGCTCCCACCCGTCGAGGTGCCGCCGTCGCCGGCGGCGCCGGCGCGACGGTTTGACCTCCGGCACGAGCGCCCCCCCACACTCACCGTCGCGCGCGAGCGCGAGATCGGTGGGTTTGGTTTGGATAGGTTGGGCTGGGTTAGGAGTGACGTCGCGTGACGGCTCGTGACGGCTCGTGACGGCGTGTGACTCGCCGGGGCGAACGACCTCGCCGGGGGGCGACGCGGGCGGCGCGGCATCGGGCTCGACCCGCGCGGGCGCCTCCTCGCCGGCGCCGGCGAGCTCGGCGCGGCGCCGGCGGCTCTCGGCTTGGCGCGCGGCGTCGCTCTTGGCGCAATTCTGTCCCTCGACATAGTTGGGCCAAACGATGGCCGTCGCGGTGACCTTCCATGTGCGCGTCGCGACGAGCCGCTCGAGCCCGGCGCGCACGATCTCGTCGGGTAGCTCGGTGACGGCGGCGATGCATTCGACCGGGTCGGCGTCGTCGGGTAGCTCAAACACGCCGGCGCGATCGAATTCACCGAGCATCGCGTCTTTGACCGTGCGCCCCTGCCATTTGAGGCGATGCCAATTGAGCGTTTTCCGGGTGTACTTCCGGACGTAGCTCTCATCCGGATAATGCACGCCGCCCCCGTCGTTTCGGCTTGGCGGATGGCGCGATGCGCCGCTCGAGCTTTAGGAGCTCGGCGAGGTCGCGCAACGCGCGAAAGCCCGGATACGTGGTCTCCGTGCCGTCGAGCCATCGTTGCATGATTTCCCGGACCTGCTTTTGCTCGTCGCGACGCGCGCGCATGTGGCGGCCCTCCTTTGCGGGTATCTATTTGTCGGCGGCGCGCCGACGGCGCCGAGCAGCGTCGAGGCTCGCCACGGGGGCGGGCGTCGGGCGACGCTGCTCGAGCAATCGTGTGAGCTCGACGGCGGCCGCGCCGTCGCCGGCATCGACCGCCGCGTGCGCGGCCGCTCGGATGCTCTCGAGCAGCGCATCGCCGCTCGAGGCCCGGCCGAGCCCGGCCCCCCCCGGGCTCGTCATGCGACGCCCCGCGTCGCGCGTTGCGCGTCGGCCATCGCTAGCATGAGGGCCTGAGCGCCCTCCATGTCGCCCCGCTCTATGGCGACGTGCGCGGCGAGCCGGAGCGCTCCGGCGTCGAGCTCGCCGCCGGCGGTGCATGTCGCCACGGCGGCCATGAGCGTTCCGAGCGCCCCCGTGTCGCCGCGCTCGACCGCCTCGTGCGCCGCCCGCCGGAGCGCGACGAGCACCGCGCCGGAGCGGCTCGCCTGCCCCCTATCGGGCGAGTCGGTTTGGCCGTTCCCGGCATCTCCGGCGACGAGCAATCGCGGCTTTAACCCATGCGGGGGGGCCTCCGGGGGGCCTCCGGAGCGACTTAAAATCCCTCGCCCATGGGCGTCCGGGTTCGACTCCCGGAGGGGCCACGACGAGGCGGCTCCAGCCTGTTTTACGCTGGAGCCGCGATCGGGCGCAAGAGCGACGCCGGAGCTCGCCCCCGAAAACGACTCGCCCGGCGACTTGCCCCCGGCGCCCTCCCCGCCCCGGCCCGTCCTGGAGCCCCGGGGGGGGCTCGCCGGCGCCGCCACCGTCACGACGAACGCCCCCGCGGGCTCCGACGCCGCCCGCTCCGACGCCCCCCGCGCGAGGCCTCGCCCCGTCGCGCTCGCGACCGTCACGGGCGCCGCCTCCGGAGCACAACCGGCCCCCGCTGTCACCCGACGCGAGGCGTTCGGTTGATCGGCGTTGACAGCCGGCGCCGCCCCCGGCTCGAGGTCGAGCTCGACCTCGACCGATGGGGACCGCTCCGGTCCCTGGACGGCGCGCCCGCGTTGTGCCGCCTCGACCTCGTCGACCGCGCCGACCTCGCCCGGCTCGGCCCCCCGACGCGCCCACCGGGCGCCGTCGCCGGCGAGCCGATCGGCGAGCCCGACGAGCCGCGCGTCGCCCGGGCCGTCGAGCGGCCGCGTCATCCATCCCACGCGCCGCCCGGCGGGGGGTTTGAGACCGAGCGCCTCGTCGAGCGGCACGAGATGCGCGCCCCCCGGCAAGTCGTCCTCGACGAGAGCATCCTTTGCGTGATCGTAACGGTGAATCATCTCGCTCGTGCGGTGGCCGGTCCGAAGCATGATATGCCCCTCGCTCAAACCGCACGCGAGCGCAATCGTGACGTACGTCGCCCGCGTGTCGTGCGCCCGCATGCGCTGAAACCCTTGCGCGATGTTCGTATCGTACAGTGCGGCCCGGTCGAGGCGCGCGAGCCGCATGCTGTCCTGTAACCGCTCGGCCCATTTGCCGTCGTTGGGCAAGTCGGCAAACGGTCCGTCGAGGTCGTTCGACAGCAGCATGAGCGCCGCGATCGATCCGGGCTCGGCGTTCCAACGACCGGGCCGACCATTCTTTCGCTTGCCCACGCTCAGCTTGCCGCGCCGCTCGTCGATGCCGCGCCACGACAGGCGCGAGAGAAACTCGTCGATGCGCGCGCCCTCGCGATTGCACAACCCAAACAGGATCCGCCACGCGCGCGGCACGAGCTCGCACCGCATGAGTTGGAGATCCTCATCCGGATAGAAATGCTGAAACAGAATGTCACCCTTGACGATCTTCGGTAGCCACGACCGGGGCAAGGGCGAGGCGACGATCGCCGCCACGGGGAACGCGGCGAGTTTCAGCACGCGGCCGATGACTTGCGCGTAGTGCCGGCGCGCCGCCGGGCGTTTGCAGTCGGCGGGGAGTTGCGCCATGGCCGCGCTCGCGTGTTCGAACGTCACGCTCGCGAGCGGTAACGATCCGAGCGTGCGCCGGCTCGCCTGCTCGACGACGAGCTCGCACAAGTATTCCAGCTTTGCCTTATCTTTGCTGCTGTCGCCCTTTTTGGAGACGATATCCGGCCATCGCTCGTGCAAGGCGCCCCCGTACCAGGCTTTCGCGAGCTCGCCGAACGTATGCCATGAGCTCGTGGGCGTGGCTTTGATCACGGGCGCGAGCTCGAGCGCCGCCGTGCAACATAACTCGAAACGCACCTCGTCGCGCTGCTCGGCCGCCTTTTTGATCGCAACGGCCGCCTCGCGCGCCATGCCGCCGGCCGTGAGCGCCGCGCTCACCTCGCGCAAGCGCCGCACGCGCGCGCGGAATACGTCGTAATCGGTCGTCGCGACCGTCACCCGGAGCTGTCGGCTCTTGCCGCTCGTCGGATTGCGGCCGGCCCGGATACGGCACGCATAGTCGCCATTGCGCGTGCGCCAGAATTTGAAATCGTCGTCGTCGTTGAATTGATTCGCCATGGTTACGGATTGGTAGGTTGTGTGGAAAGCCCCCCGAGTGATCGTTTCTAGCGCCGGCCGGCGTCGCGCATGTCGCTCTCGAGCTCGCGTTTGAGCGCGTCGAGCTCGGCACGCTCGGCCGCCTTCGGCGAGCGCTTGCCCCGGAGGGCGTCGCGAACGCGCGTCACCGCCCCGGGCGCGCCTGCGTCGGCCGCGCGCCGCCGGAGCTCGTCGCGCACCGCCTCCGGCGTCATCAAATAGTCTTTGCCCCGGATGAAGGCGTCGCCCGTTCGCTCGGCCACGCGCCGCCGCACGGCTTCGATATGCAAGCGCCCCCGGAGCCCCTTGCGCGAGCGTTGATCGATGAGGTCGCTATCGCGCGCCGCGATGCGTTCGGCGATGCGATCGGCGAGCGCATCAATGACGGCGTCGAGCGTGAGCCCAGCAATCACGAGCACCTCCGGGCGTTGTCATTCTGAGCGGGCGCGCGCCGGAGCGCGCGCACGGCGCGCGTGAGCCGGCTCCGGGTCGTCTCAAACACCTCGTCGACGAGCGCGTCGATCGTGAGCAGATAACGGCCGCCGTGTATGGCCGCGTCGCGGCGCCCTTCGGCGATGCGACGACGAACGGCGGCCACGTGCGCGAGACGGCCGAGCGGTGAATGCTCGTGGCCGAGCCACCCGCTTTCTATCTCACACTGGAGCTTGCCCATGGCGCACTCGATATGCGCATTGATCACGGCGCGCCGCGCGTCGACGCGACGGCGCGAGTCGAGGTCGGATCGAACGCGACTCATGCGAGGGCCTCCCCGGTGCTCAGGACGCGCGGCGCTTTTTGCGACGCGACGCCTTCGGTGCCGGCATCGGCACCGGCGCGGGCTCCGGATCGATCGCTCGCGCCGCGACGCGCTCGCGCGACGAATCGAGCCCCATTTCGCGCGCCTTTGCGTGAATCAAAAACCTCACACACTTGCTCTCGTCGAGCTCGAGCGCGCTCGCGACGCGCGCGAGCGTCTCCGCGTCGAGCTCGCCGAACCGGAATTTTTTGAACGCCATTGCCATAAGTCAGGCTCAGTCTAGCGTACCCACGGGCGTCCCTGTCGCTCTCGAGCGTGGCCACGGCGTTTTTAACGGTGGCGCGACCCGCCTCGACGCGAGGCGGCATGTTTCCGAGCATCGCCTACCCTCCCCGAATGTCGCACAGTGGTCGCATACGTGTCGGTTTTGAGCCAGGGGAAAGCGCAATCGACGCAAAATTCGGGCGGACATGGGCGCTGTCGGTGTGCAAAGGTACGACCCGCGAAATGTGAACGCGCGAGCCCGCCCCGGCGCGTGTTACGCTTGCGCGATGAGCAAGCGCAAGAGCAGGCGTGAGAGCAGGCGCGCAACGGGCGGCCAAACGTTACCCAAACCGGACACGGGCGCGCGGGCGCCGTCACCGGATGTTCCCTCGCGCGCGGCCGGGGCCTCGCCGAAGGCGTCGAAATCACGCGACAGCGGCGATGAAACACCCGGCGCGTCGCGGCCCCGTAACGCGAGCGGCGCGCCGTGGCCGGCGCGCGCGGCGGCGCCGACGCTCTCGATGATCGACGTCGAGATCGTGCTCGAGATGCTGAGCCAGGCTCACCCCGATCCGAGCGCGGCCGATATTGCATCGTGCATCGGCCTGAGCGCGCACGACGTCGCCCCGCGCATGCGTCGCATCACTGATTTGGGTTTGCCGGCACGATTGTCGCGCCCGCAACGGCAATGCCTCCGGAGCTTGCTCGAATGGGTGGAACAATACGGCGAGAGCCCAACGACGCGCGAGCTCTCCGAACGCATGGGGCTGTCACCGAGCGCGTCGCGCTTTCACGTCGAGCGCCTCGTCGCTCTCGGCTTGATCGAACGGCGCGAGGTGCGTATCGTGCTCGACGTGACGCGCATCGGGCGCGCTCACCTCGACGCGCTCGAGCGTGACGAGGTCAAGGGCGACAGCCCCCCGGAGCCGAGCCGCGACGAGCGGTGAACGCCCGCGGGGGCCGCGCAATACCAGGGGAAAACAGGGGGCGGCGCCGATGGCGCAACGGACGATCGATGACGACGAATTGCGGGCGGCGCGAGCCTTCGGCTGGGCTGCTCGTCGCGCGGGGGCCGACTATCTATTCGCGCGCGTGCTCGGTGACGGCCGCGCCGTCTATCTGCTCGACATGGCGATGGGAAACGCGCGCCTCGTCATCGGCGACGCGGGCTCCATGTATTACGACGACGGTTGGTGTTACCAGCGCGACGAAAGCGATGCCGCGTGGCGCGCCGCGCTCGGTTGGGACGGCGAGGGCGAGCCCGACGGCTGGAGCCGGCACCCGGAGACGGGGCGCCGGCGGCCCGGGGGCGACGCAACAAAGGAATATGTTTGGAGATGAGCGATAGCGACATGACACGCGCCGATGCCGCGCTCGAGCGGACCCGGTTAATCGGCCCCGACCTCGACGACGCGGGGCGGGCGGCGTTCCGGGCCGGCTATTTCGAGGGCTCACGCGACACCGCGCGCGAGCTATTCGACGACTCCATCGCGCGCGTTCGCGGCGTCGAGCAGCGCGCGAACGAGCTCGGCGGCCACGTCGAGCGGCTCGAGCAAAGCTTGACGCAATTGCGCGAGCGGATCCTCGAGGGCGACACCGAGCGGTGGGCGTTCAAAGCCGGATACGTCGCCGGCGCGACGGAGGCGGCCCGGGCGAGCGATCCGGGCGACGCCGAGCTCGCCCGCGTCGCCGCGCGCGACAGGCTCGTCGCCGCCGCGCGCTGTTGGCTCGAGTCGTGGGAGGCGTCGAACGTGAAACCCGACCCGGGCGACTTGCCATTCGAGGCGGCACTCTATCGGGCCGCCGTCGACCTCCGGGCGCTCGAGCAGGGCGCGACCGGTAGCGCTCCGGGTGGCGCTACAGGCGCCCCCCCGCCCCCGCCGGAGGTGCCAACGTTCCCCGACACGCGCCCGAAGGATATCACGGGCGAACCGGTGGGCGACGGCGCGCCGCGCTCGCTCGACTCATGGCTCGACGGGCGCGATTTTTATGAGCTCATGCAAGGCTATCGGATGGCCAGCTTTGCGAGTCAAAGCCACGTCGTCGAGGCGTTCGAACGGGTCAAGCGGGCGATCCGGAATGGCTCCGGTGAGGGGCGGCGCCGTGCCGCTCGAGCGGCTCGCGTGGGAGCGGAGCTTTGCCCGTCTCATGCTTTCGCCCGCCGAGCGGCGCGCGCTCGCGCGCCTGGCTCCGTCGTGTCGGTACGTCATGGCGCTCGACGAGCTCGACGAGCTCCAGGGCGTCGGCGCCGGCGCCGAGCAGCCCCCCCCGCCGGCGCCGGACGCGTTCCGGCTCACGGCGCCGCCCCCCGGCCGCGCGAGGCGCCGGCGGTGAACCTACCCGATTGCATATGCGCGCGGCTCGGCCCCGTCGACGACGGCCGACGGTGCGCGGCGTGTCCGCTCCGGGCGACGATGCCGTCCATCCCGGCGCCCCCGCTCGCGCCGCCCGGGGCGCCCCCGCCGGGCGCGGCCGCGCGCGAGGGCGCGTGTCCGTACGGCTCCGGCGAGCACCGAAAGCGCGGCGACATTCTCGCGTCTCGCTCGTGGCAACTCCCGGCGCCGGCGCTGCATTTGCCGTGGCCCGTACGCGCGCTGCTCATCGCCGGAGCGATCGGAGATTATGCCGCCTACATGGGTATCGGCGATCGCGCGTGGGTCGCGGAACACGGCGTCAAATTGGCGTTTGGCGACGCGGTGCTATTGTTTCCGGCAATCGATCCACGGAGGTATAGGCCTTGATCTTGCCGTCGACGGAGCAACTCATCGGCGCCGCGAACGCGATCAACCGACAGCACCCGGCGCTATCGGCCGACGCCTCGCCCTGGTATCGCGGCGACGGCTCGCCGTGTAACGAGACCGACGGCAACGGGGCGCGCGTGCTCCGGGTGCCGGCCGAAATGCTTTTGACGATCGTGAGCTCGCTCGGCGTCACGACGACGGAGGTGCGCCGGCTCGTCGAGGCCCCGCTCTTTACGGCGCGCGCGTGGGCGGCGATCATCGACGGCGCGCTCATGGCGCGGGGCAGCCCCGGCCTGGGCTCGCGAGCGCTCGCCGCGCTCGAAAACGTCGACTTGCCGACGCTCGAGCGAATGGCCGCGGTCGTGCTCGGCTCGCTCGACCCGGCGCCGTTCGCGGCTCCCATGACGCCAAAAGAAAAGGCGCTGAAACCATGAGGCGCGGGGGCTGCTGGCCGTGGCTCGCGACGCTGCTCGGCGTCGCCATGATCGGGGCGGCGGTTTTCCCCGAGCCGTTCGGCGGCGCGCGCCCGGTGACGCGCGTCGTCGCCGTGCTCATCGGGCTCGTTTATATCGCGACCGCGGCCATCACGAGCGATCGGCCGGCGCGACGACGCCGCGACGACGGCGAGGGCGCGCCGTGAGTCCGTACCGCGCGATCGCGCTCGTGCGGCTCGCAAAGGCGTCGACCTGGATCGCCGCTGCGTTTGGCGGCGCGCTCGCCGCCGTGGCGGTCGACCCGCGCATCATTGGCCACGCGCTGTCGGCGCGCCTGCTCGCCGCCGGCGGCGCCTGCATTTTCATCGCCATAGTCGTCAACGACGTGCGGCGGCTCGAGCGTCACACGCCGGCCGCGGCGCTCGAGCACCTCGGCGCCGTGATGTCGTATCTGTCGCCGGAGCATGCACGTCTGCTCGCTCATGCGCCCGTGCCGGTCGTGGCTCTCGTCATCGCGCCGCTCGTCAACGATCGGGCGAGCGCGGCGCACGTGGCCGAAGCGTGGCGCCGCGCGTGCGAGGCCTTGCGCGATGGGGCCAATATGGAGGATACGATGGCCGAGCTCGCACGCGTGGGCGATCGCCGGAGCCCGACCGGGCCGCGCAAAGGCGAGCCGATAGCGAGTCGCTCGAGCAATGGGAGGCGCAATTGACGCATGACGAATACCTCGACCGGTGGGCGGTCTACTCGCGCGACGCGACGACCCTGCTCACGTCGACGGAGTGTTTGATCGTGCTCGCGATTGCGGTCGAGGCCTTCGGCTATGAGCTCCCGGCGCTGCTCGCGCTCGTCGCGGCCACGCTCTCGTTTTTCATTTGGCGCGCGCGGCTCGAGCGCATGATCGCGTTTCACGAGTCGTATGTCGCCGAATGGCGACGGCTCGCCGGGCTCGAGTGAGAGCCCGCACGGGGGCGCGCGCCGGGCGCGCCTCGTTTCGATGCTTTGGACGGTCTATGACCGGGGAGGAAATCAGCACGATGGAAATCACGATGAGACCCACGGGGCGAATGGTCATGGTCGGTGACCGGCATGCGTCGGTGTTCGACGGCCACACGAGCGGGGGCGCCGCCGTGCGCGTGTTCGTTCAGACGATCGCCTACGGGTCGGAGGTGCCGGAGTCGGAGCGCGTCGCGATTCGCGCCGCCTTGACCGGGGAGTGCACGGGGCAACGCATCGCGGGGCCGCCGAGCGAGAGCCTGTCGCGGCCGCAATGGCGCGCCCTGTACGCCGCGGCGGTCGAGGTGTCGACAGCGCTCACACACGCGATCGCGGCCATCGACGACGCGGCCAAATCGGAGGCCTATTTCGACCGCGCGATCGACGCGAACGACGAGCTCGCCGCGCTGCTCGCGACGATCCAGGTCGAGGCGGGGCAAGGTCATTCCTCCATCGCCCCGGGCGACCCGATCGACGGCGTCGGCGGCGCCCCGCAAACGCCATGGCGACCGGGCTCGCGCATGCCGCCTTACAACGAAGATCGCGTGCGGGCGGTGCTCATGCACGAGCTCGCGACGGCGTCGCCGCCCTATTCGCTCGAGACCTTCACGCTCGTCGTGGAGGCGCTGTCGCTACACTTCGAATTGCAGCCGAACGAGCAAGGTACGCATATTTGCGAGCAGCCGAGCCCGCGCCTCCCCGGCGAGGCGGTGCGCGCGCTCTTGCGTCACCCGTCGCTCCAGGGACCCGGCCCCGACGCGGGGCGGCGCCTCGCGTTCGCCGTGTTCGGCCTGCAAATGGGATGGCATTTGCGCCATTGTCATCCGAGCGAGCCGACCGTTGCCTATACCCTCGCCCCCGACGTCGAGCCCGCACGCGAGGCGTACATGCTCGGCTATCGCATCGCGTTTCCGATCGACCTCACCGATGCGTTACGGGCGTTTCATGACAGCCATCTCGTCTATCGCGCCCCGGAGGCGCTCACCGAGCACGAGCGCGAGATCGTGCTCGCCGTCGACGCCGAACGGAGGGCGCCGTGACGACGAATAAGAGCGCGGTGCGCGTCCCACGCTTCGAATCGATGCTCGCGTGCGGGCAATGCGTGGCCGCGCGCATGATTCCGATCGTGCACGTCGGGCTCACGCGCGACGGGATCCGCATAGATTGCGAGCGTCACGGGCTCATGGCGCATCTCACGCCGCGCGAGCTCGCCGAACAAATGAGAGCGCGTAGCGTGTGCGAATGTTGCGGCGAACCGATCGACGCGCCGACAGGCACGCATGGAGGTCATGGTGCAAATTGACGTTTGGCTCCAGCTGCTCGGCCGCGGCGAGACGGGCGCCGTCGGCGTGCACGTCGACGGCGCCCACGCCGCCTCGTTCATCGTCGGCGCCGAAGCGGCGGAGAAACTCGCCCGGCTCTTGCTCTCGGCCGACGTGCTCGACGCGGCGCGCGAGGTCGTGCGGCGGTACACGAGCAACAACGGGATCGGCGGCGTCGTCGACGCGGTCGACTGGCTCGCGCAAATGGTCGCCATTGCCGAGCGGCACGGGCCGACCGCGGGCGCGCCCCCGACGCCGGGCGCGCCCGACACAGGGCCGCCCACGCGCTATGGGGAGGCGACCCATCTACTCGACGCCGCGATGCGCCTCGCGTACTACGGCCACCCGGAGGCGATGGACGGGTTTTCGCCGTTTCGCGCCGTCGCGATGGCCGGCGTCGCGACGACGACGGCCGGCGATCCGCTCCCATTCGCGGCCATCAACGGCGGCCGCGACGACGGCGCTCAGCCATCGTGGCGCGCGCTGTCGAAACAGCTCAGGTCGCTCGCCGATCATATCGACGGCCATGTCGCCTCGCGCCGGCAAAAGGCGGTGAGCGCGTGAGCACGGTCGAGCAGCTCGAATTGCTCGGCGCGATGCAAGTCATCGGGCTCGTGGAAACGCTACGAATCCGGGGCCGATGGACGTTCGCGCTCGTGAGCGTGTGGGGCCTCACCGACGAGCAGGGCCTCGCCGGCGCGACCTTTTGGGATGCTCCCAAAGCGCTCGCCGGCGCCTTGCCTCGTTTGGCCGACACGATGCGCGGCGTCGCGCGCGACCTCGACGACGCGGCTCGCGTCGCGGGCGGCCCCGAATGGGAGGCGGGCTCGCAACAGACCGTCGGCGGCACCGTCGTCGACGCGCGCGCCCGCGCGTTGTTTTTGCGCGACGGGGGCGGCGTGCTCCAGGCGATGGCCGGCGTCTCCGACGTCGAGCTCGAGGGAATATCGCGCTATCCCGGCGGCCATGTCATATCCGCGGCGCTGAAAGCCGCGTGCGCCGCCGAGCTCGACCGGCGCCACCGGGCGCGCGACGCGCGCGGCGCTTCGGAGGTGACGCCATGACGATCGACGTCGATCCGCACCTCATCGCCGGGCCGCTCGAGCCGGGGCCGACGCCGGTCGAGCTCGAGGCGTTCGTCGTCGGCGTGACGCTCGCCATCGGCGCGCTGTCAGTGAGTCGCGGCGACCTCGCGCGACAGATCGGTCAACGCTTGTATGACGCGCGCCCGCTGCTCAAGGGCCTCGTCGCGCTCGCGTTCTGGCATCCGACCGAGCTCGCGAAATTCGTCGACACCGCCCGCAAACAGATGGAGGCGCCATGAGCTCGCGCCGACTGAGCGTGATCATCAACGGCCCCGAAGGCATGCTCGACTCCATGGCCGCCTTGCTTCGGGGCGAGGGCTATCTCGTCGTCGCTCCGGGGGCGCCGCGGTCGCCCGCCACGGTGGCGCGCGCTCGCGTGGGCGAGCTCGAAAGCCTCGTGCGCGAGTCGCTCGAGCTTTGGCACGAATGGTCGACGACCGATATCGCGGCCGACGATGACCACTGGGCGGCGTTTACCGATCGGGTGCACGCCTGGCTCATTCGCGCGCGCGAACGGACGGGGCGCCGAGCAGCGCCCCGGACCCGGGGGCGGGTCGCATGAGAAGCCGGCGCCGAAATCGACACGCGCGGCGAAACGCGCGGCGCAAGGGGCGCGCGCCCTCACGGTGCGGCTCGTGCGGGCGAACGCTCACCGTCAAGGCCGACGCCGAAGGGCGTACGCGCGTCGTGCACGATGAGCCCCCTTGCGATGGCTACATGCGCGTCGCGCTCGAGGCGCTGCTCGTGCATGCGAGCGCGCTCGGCCTCGTGCCGCGCGCCGAAGTCGAGCGGCTACTCGCATGGACCGACGAGGTCAAGCGGCGGCTCACGGCCGGCGAGCTCGCGAGTGACGAGGTCGCGCGCCTGCTCGAGTCGAACATGGCCGACGCGATGCGCCGCGGTGACCTCGAGGGATGGGGCGCCGCGCTCCGGTCGACGACGCTCGATGATCTATACCCGCCGAAGCGGGGGGACGGGTGACCGGGCCGCGCGCCCCCCGCGTGACGGCCGCCCGGGGCCGGCTCATGTTTACCGCATGCGGTGCCTCAATCATGGAGCCGATGCGTGCTGTCCCGAATGTCCCGATCATCGGTTCACCGACGGGATCGGATTTCCCCATGCCGCGGGCGAGGCGCGCGGGCGCCGGCGCCTGCAACGGTGCCGCAAATGTCGGCGCCTCGTCGAGCCGCACGCATGGGTACACGAGCCGAAGCGCGCATTTTTCGGCTGTCGCGCCTGCGCCCGGCGCGCCGGCGTTGCCGCGTTCGACGGCAATCCGCTCGACTCGCCCCCGTCGCGCCGGCGCCGGCGGCCCCCCGAGTGAGCGAGTCGATGCGCGGCCGTGCGCCTCGCTCGAGCAGCGCTGGAGCACGTGTCGCGTCGTCGACGTGCACGAGGCGAATCACCCGGCGCGCTATGAAGCGTGGCGGCAATGGCAAATGTGCGCGCCATGGCGCGAGGTCGCGCCGGGCGATTTCGAGCGGCGTTTCGACGGCAGCCACGTCCGGCCGTGCGAGGGCGCGCCATGGGCGTGATTCACCTATTCGGCGAGCCGCCGGCGGTCGAGGGCGCGCCCACGGTGGGCGATCGCGACTACAAATGCCACCCGCACCGCCCCGTCGTCGATCCGGAGTCGCGCTCCGTCTCGTGCGCGCGCTGCAAACGACAGCTCGACCCGATCGACGTCCTATACGACGTGGCCCGCCGGCACGAGCAGTGGCAAGCGCTCGGTGACGAGCTCCGGACGATGCGCGCCGCGATCGCCGCGCTCCAGCGCGAAGAAAAGCGCGTCCGGGCGCGCACCAAAAGCCACGACCGCAAAGACGCCAACGTCGCGGTCGCGAACGAACGACAGCGGCAAGCGCGGATATGGGTCGAGGTGCAATCGCGCACCGACGACATACGGCGACACCTCAAACGGATCGATCAACTCATGGGGAAGAAAACATGACGGTTACAATCTGGAAACGGCTTTTTGGAGCGTGCGCGGTGAGCGCGAGCGCTTGTTTCCTGCTCGCGATATTCGTGGGCGCGCGCGGCCCGGCGTTCGTCGGCGCCGTCGCGCTGCTCGGCGCGATCGGCGCCTTCATGGGCGGCAATCGCGCCTTTGCGCGCGAGCTCGCCGCGCGCTCGCCCGCCGAGCTCGACGACACCGACGAGGTCGAGCCGTGAGCGAAAGAAGCGCGATCGACGTCGTCGACGGCGCCGAGCTGTTGATCTCCGGCGCGATCGACGACCTCGTCGAATGGGCGAGCCCGCTCTCGCGCGACATGGGCGACCTCGGGGGCCTCCGGACGATCCGCCGCGCGATGGAAGACGAACGCG